CAGCGTACACTAAATCTTCAAAGTTTGGATCTTCAGTCTTACTGTGTATAAATGTACACGGATCTACATAAGATACTTTGATACCCTCATTAGGATCATTAGATCTTTTAACTACAGACATACCTAAAGTTGCTAAGTCATTTACGCACCTACGGAATGTATTATCTACAAAATTATTCCAATTTAAAGTAAGTTCAGTTCCAAGTTGGGCAGATATCTCTCCGTCAGTCTTAATGTTTGTTTCAAACATTATTTCAGCCTCCTCTGGAGTATCTGGTAAATTATCAGGGTCTTGATCTAATACAATACCTGTTTTTTCTTTTAATTCTGCTAATTTAGGTTTTGCCTGTACCTGTTGTAATATTTTGTTTTTCTCTTTGTTCTTTTCAGAAGAAGATAATGGGTCTATAGCCTCAAGATTTGGATAAGGATTTACTGATAATATCTTATTTACAGCTATCCTAACAAACTTAGGTAGAATAGGAACTGGAGTATAATCCATGTTAAGTAAACTACCGTCACCTTTATTTGGCTGAAGAGAATTTAAAAGTTGTTTATATATACTTGTGTCTTGAACGCCAGTAGCATAATCTCTTCCTTTTTCAAATATTCTATTTCTTTTACCAACTAAAGAGGAATCATCTGTAGTTTTACCCCATTGAGATTCAATAGCTTTTGCATACTGGATGCCATACTCCTTACTCTCCTTAACCTCAGTGGGCTCTAGCGGATCAGGGAATCCTTGCTTACTTTTTTGATTATTGTTGTACATGCTTAAGATACGGCATTTCTATTTAGCAAATATAGTAAATCATCCGATTACTTGATATCTCCTAAAAAACTGTTTTTTATTTAAGTTACTTTTCTTTTTAACCTTAGCTTTTTGCGCTCCAAGAAGAGCTAATCCAGAACTAATTGTAAGGTCAAATTTAGTTCTATTATCTATCTTATAGCCTATCCAATCCTCTAATGTTTTATTAAAATACATCTTCCCCATCTCACCACTTTCTCTATTTATTCCTACATGATCATGTATATAAGCTTCAATAGCATGAGCGTGAGCTTGTATTACATCCTGAGAGTTTGATGGTATACCTTTTGTTTTAGATTTCATACCACTAGCGCTAATTAAATGCTTGGGTCTATCCATTAGATAACCATCATAACCTCTTGATTCAAAGTATCTTGCAATACCGTACTTATTGTTCTCAATTAAGATAGGATAGCCATAAAATACAGCAGCCATAAGCACATCTTCGTAAAACATTTTAGCTAGCGGAGGCCTAGATGCGTACTCTACAACAAACATGTTTGATGGGTGATCCATATGAAACTTGTTGTATAAATGCAAAGCACCTTTAGATCCTCTACCATCTACTGTAGCGTCAAGATCATAGCTGTCGACACCACCTACACCAAAAGCGTCATGAGGTGCAACCCTCTTGCCGTAAACATTTTTCTTTTGATTTCTAAATTCTAAAGGGGGCATCCATGCAACCTTAAATCTACCTTGCGGGTTTGGGTTAAATATCACTTCAGAATCTTTCTTCCCATCTTTCCACATAAAATTACCAGTTACAACTGGATTGGGGAAAAGTTCATCGTTATGTTCTATTTGCTCATAGATCTGACCCACATTAAATATACTCCCCTCTATACTATCCCTAAAGGCTTCATCTTCTGTAAAAGGGAATTGACGTACAACTTCATTAAGTTCAGATGCATCATTCTTTAGTGATTCTCTTTCATTTTTTAAAAATGTTTTAGACCCAGTATATATGTATTCATCATCTATACCTTCTATGGTGGTATCTGGATCATCTATAATTGGATAACCGTATTTATCAAAAAATCCTTCTAGAGATTCGTATGCTGGTATAAATAATCTATATAAACCAGTTTTAGTCCTCCCATTCGCATTCCTTTCCGTCGGATTCGAATCCTCCCATAGGTCTTTGTATTGACTTCCACCTTTGTCCATTGGATTTACGGTGCTTCCTACTAGGGCCTTTCCTACGATTTTTCGCCCTACGATCAAACAAGTCCTCTGAATCCTCCATGCGTCCCTTATGTCTGTTGGTTTTTCCCATTTTCCTGCCTCATCTAAATACAATATGTGTAGCTTCTCACCATCGTATGCGTTGTTAGTTGTGTTTTTCCAATTTATAACAGTATTCAAAGCTTCACCTTTTTGTGAAGTTTTGTTGTTTTTAGTTATACGTTTTGATGGTTCACGAAAAGCTAACTCCATACGCGGATTCGTTGTACCATCTTGTATTGGTTTAAAAAAGAAAGGGTAATGTCTAAACATGTAGACCACTTTCTTCATAAAGATGTTTTCCTGAGCGTCTTTACCTGTTTTCGACTGGATCCCCATAAGCTTGTCTTTAACCTGTGTAGCTTCGTCCACAAGAACAGAAGAACAGATATTGGTATAGCCAGAACGACGACACTTAGTATATAGCTGACCGATACAACGAGAATCAGACTCGCACGCAGCCATGTGTAAATATATTTCACGTTGAAAATTTAAAAAGTATGGGTATCCTACATCAAGCTTCGTCCATTGAAGCATCATGTAATGCCGCCCCGTAATATATGTAGGTGTACCGTTGTTATAAAACCAAAAACCCTCACGCCTACGCCTAAACTCTTCTTCGATATATGGACGAAACTTTTCTCTAAATTGCTTTGGCATCTCTGACCACTCATCCATAGAACGAACACGAGACAGCTCTTTGGGCATAGGTATCCTCTGCCACACCTGCAAAGACTTTGATTCTTTATATCCGAAAATTTGTTTCTTGGGGGGTGCTTTGGGAAGACAAATGAGTAGCCCACCGAGTTCGATAAGCTCACCTTCCGTACCGTTGGGACAAATCTTGACAGCAGGCTCTTCATATCCTTCTACATCTAATAGCACAATTAATTGCGATTATGACGATATGGAGCCATGTAGTTTGGAGCCCTCCCATCACAGCACCACTCTCCGCCCCCATCCCAAGGATCAATACACCAGCATTGACTATAATCTCTTCTTTGTTTTTTGTAGTGTTGTTTGTGTGAAGAACATGAGCTCAGCATAACAGCTGAGATTAAAATTAAAAGGTATTTCATTATATATAAATTTTATTTACGTTTAGAGCCTTTTACTCTAGACTTTTCTTTTCTCCCTCTATTTTTTGATGCAGACTCAACAGTAAGGTTATCACCTTTGTGATGTATATCCATTCCGTCACCTTTAGAAACTTTACCACCTCTCATAAGCTTTCTTCTATTCTTATTTCTTTCAGCACGATTCTTCTTCTCCTTTTCAGAAGATTGGAACTTATCGTACTCTTTCCTGTAGTTTCTTTTTTTGACTCTCATAACTAATGCAAGTTACGAAATATTTAAGTAATATTTAATCTTATGCTTTATAACGTAATAAAAAAAGGCAGGCCATCTTTTCATGCCTACCTCAAAATGCCCTAAGCTAGTATTACAAGACTTACAAAGAAAGTCTCTAGTTGCTCCTGTCGAGTGATCATGATCAATCTGAGGATGTTGCTTATGGTTTGATTTTTTACGACCTCTATCTATTATGGTAGCACCACATATGCCACAACTATTGTTTTGTTTTTTAAGCTTGCTTTCATACTGATCTTTCGTTAAATTATACCGAGTAAATATTTTTCTCCAGCGCATATAGTCTGGATGATTTGTTTTCTTGTGACTCATTTAGAAAACCTTTCAGCAAATCCACCAGTATAATCCTTTGCTTCATCTATCTCCCCGTTATCCTTTAGATCTTTTATCATTTGCTCTAGGCGCTGCCTCTCTATAATAAGATCCTTACAGTCTGTTGCTGTTTGTTTTATTGATTGAAGCTCAGCCTTTCTTGCTGAACCATTTATTTCTGGATCAACAGGCTTTTTAACCTCATCAATCATATTGTTTATTGCGTCCTCCATGCTTTTCATAAGCCTTTCGGATGCATTGATTGTTGTAAACTTACTCTTGGATGACATACATAAGGTCTTCTGCACGAGTGCGGTAATATTCTACTCCGTCTATCTTAATGCGGTAATCTCTATTTTCTTTAAACCCAACAACATCGCCTGGCTGTATACCTAAATATTCAGCCTCTTTGCACATATAAGAAACTTTACCCGTTGTAGGTAATTTTTCTTTTAAAGATACAACCTCAATTAAACCATTTTCATCCTCTTCTTCTTCGACAGCTTCCAATAAACACCAACCAGCAAGACATCTTATCTTTCCGTCTTCTTGGCATTTGTAAGCTATGGCTTGATTGTTTACAGCAAAGTCTGGATCATAGCAAACTATATAAGTGTTATCTTCACCAGTCAAAACTTGACCCTCGTTCATAACAACAAGATGGTGAAAATATAAGGTATCACCTTCTTTCACACCTGTATCGTACTTAAAAGGAACTGCTACAACTGGGCCTTCTGTTACCCTGTTATTAAATTCACCACCTTCGAATCTAGTGTCTATGAACAGTTCTTTTCCGTTGCTCATAGTTATAGTGTCATTGATCGTTTTTTCAAGCTCAACAACAAATAAATTAAATGTCTTCATAGTTAAAAGTTACAGTCAAACTCTAACATACAAGGCATACCGTCTATCGCCTTCCATAAGGTTTGAGCACTGTCTTCGTCCTCAATATAAACCAAATATCTTGTTTTACCAAATCTGTGTAAATAAGCATCGTCTTGTATTATTGTGCTAACCTTTCCAGTTCCAGCACGCATACCCAAATAATAAGCCATGCCATCTTTAGGGTCTTTACCGACCACAATTTTTCTAATAAGTCCTTCCATTGTATTTTATTCAGTGTCTATATCTAGATCCCTTAACATTTCGTCTACATCTCTTTCAAAATCTTCTATAGTGTAGGGGGCATCATAGTTATATGTATTGCTCACAAAGTTAACCATTTCTTCTAGTTCAAAAAAACTATCAAGATGATAACTGTATATAGCATTCATTTTTAACTCTCCAAACTCATCTTCATCAAAAAACCCAGAAACAAGTATAGAAACAAATCTATCTCTCATTTCATATTTATCCACAAGACGGTCCATTTCTACAGCTAACTTTTGAATTTCCATTAAAAACGCCATATCTTTCATGTGATAATTTTTTTTATATGCCTAAAAGTACAGTACCTAAAAAACAGTTGTTTAGAGAATTCTCTATGCAAGATAAGAAATATCTACGTAGAAATTATTTAAAGAACTTAAAGAAAGTAAAACATCTTGTTAATAAAGAGTATGATATATCTTTTTCTATGATAGAGTTTTTATTGTGGGGGTACGATCTTCAGTTCTTTACCATTAAGTATGCAGCAGAAGATTTAGCTATGAATAAAAATAACACGCAAAACAGGTTTATATATCCCCTAGTAAACAAAGGGTATTTATACAAACATTTTGACAAGCTAACGCCGTCACAGACCTTTGAAGACCATTTATTCAGAGAAGAAACTAAAATGAACTATAGAGTAAGGTATGCACTAACTCAAAAAGCTAGATTGTTAGTACAGAAAGTATACAGGGAGTTAGATAGTTAGTCTTTAAATACTTTATATCTATTGCCTATAGCCTGTAATGATGCTGTCGTTACTGGTGGCATATCAGAGCCAGTGTACATTCTAAAATCCAACAACTCTGCATTTAAAAAATAACTTGCAGCTCCTGCCCTTGACACGCCTATGCTGTTAACTGTTGCTTCTTGAGAAAACTCAAGATTGGTTATACTTTGACCTATTAGATCCCCATCTATATTATAATACTTATGGTAATTATTGCTACCATCATAATAAAGAATTAAAACCTCTACATCGCTACCAAAGGTATAGCTAGTGCTACTGTTTGTGGTGTCATCAGTAGCTGTCGATCTAGCTTTAGACGTACTAGCAGCTTTCCATACTATACCAGCTCCTCCAGATGCTATGTATAACCCTCCAGTTGAAGTTACAGCGCTTTTACCTGAACCTACTGTATTGCTAAATTGTAACAATCCATTATTTTGAGAAGTGTCAAGATCTACAAAAGCAAAAACAAACATCCATGCTTCATCATTAGCGAAGGCTTGTCCAGAATCTAAAGTTAATATATCATTACTCCCATCAAACTCTATTGATGTTACATGAGGATGTAGTTTAGAATTCTGGCCTTTTCCTTTATGTGTTGGTTGAAAAGATCCTTTTGATTGTCCCCACGATTTACTAGCCGACCCTTTAGAAGATTTGCTGCTTATTTTAGCATCATTAGAAACAGCATGGTCTTCTAGATCAAATGCTGCGTATCTTACTTTTGCTTTCCCCATTATGCTGCGTCTATTGATATGTTTGTCCTAACAGATGCATTTGAATCTTCAAATCCGTCTATACTTAAAACTGCACTAAAGCTATATATTTCACCAGCACCACTGGCATCAAGGTTAGCGGCAGAACCACCTGAATCTAAAAAATTTGACCCCGTAAGATCAAAAAAAGCTTCGCTTATTCCTGACATAGATTCGCCCGTAGAAACATAAGCGCTAGTGGCAACTACTGAGCTAGAGCGGAAGAGATTAAAAGTTTGTGTACCCACTATATCTGGGTCAGCAGTTACGTTAGTTACAGTCAATGTAAGCGTACCGTTTAATCTATCAAACTGTGAGGTTCCTGTTGTTCCGTCAGTTGTAGCACTTACAGTTGCAGCATCAGTATACGACAAAACTATACCTACTGATTCATCACTATTTTCAGCAACAAAAAGAGAAGCGTCTACAACCAACGGGACTAACCCGCTTGGTGTTACTGCGTGTGATATATCTGCTCCTAATCCTAGCATCAGCTCCAATAATTACCACAACTACAATATTTGCAGTTATTGCTGTCACCTATTTCTCCGTCATCAGAAGGTATATTATGATCAGCCACCTTCAGTAATAAGTTGTCGCTTAGATCTACAACTCTATAATCACTTGTGTGGCACAGATATTTTGCGTCTTGCATTGTACCATCAGAACATTTGTTACACTCTTCCATTATGTTGTACCTATTATTGCTATACTGTCTACCCCAAAATCTTGCTTGAATCCATTTAGTGCAGGATTAGAAATTCCAGCAAAATGTATATATACTGAACTTTCACCAGCCGCTGCACTAAGATCCACTGTTGCCTTTATCCATCTATTATTTACACCCTCTGAAGCGGTGTCACCTTCGGTTTGGACTTGACCTTCACTACCTATTCTTACTAAAGATTTTGAAGTGCTACTAAGATCTGTAAAATTCATAGTTGCACCTCCTGCTGTGTAGCTTGTAAACCCTAAACCGCTACCAGCTTCAACGGCACTACTTGCAGATGTAGCGCTTGTCGTTGCAGCTATTCCAAAACCTCCTCCAGATCCAAAAGATGCGCCGAAGCAGTGAAACCAAAAAGTCATTTCTATCGATGAATACGAACTAAAATCAAGCTCATCTGTTCTTATTATAGTAGCCCTTGGGTCTAATGATGAACCTGGATTCATGGGAGTAGAAGCCTCACTAAATAGGTATCTATGGTCGCTAGAGGTGTCGGAAACACCGCTTGTAATTACACTATCTAAAGCATCAGGACCTCCTAGATGACCGCCGATTGGACCTGTTGATCCAGATCCCGTTTTACTAAAGGAAAACATCCAACCTCTAGTGTTTTGATTACCTAGTAAGTTATAATCTGTTGTACTCCCAAAAAGCGTAAAGTTTCCGCTATCCGCCTTAGCCCACCCAGTAGGAAATGTCGTAGATGCAGCAGATGAAGTATTGCTACCTGTGTCGTCGTTAAAATCATAAGACGCTATAAGAACTCTTTCTCCTCCGCTAGACGGGGTTATAGAGGTGGTTATATTAGATCCTAAACCTAACATTACGCCTCTTCATTAAGCATATGAACTAACTCTACTGGGTTTAATATAAGGCTTTGCGCAAAATCTCTATAATTAATTGTTACTTCCTCCCCATCTTCTAAAGCCTTAGCTATAGAAGGGTATATACGCATATATGCC